CTGATTCCATTTCCATATTCCCTTCTTCGTCTATCATACCACCAGAAACACCTGTAATGAAATTACCGAATTTTGCTGTTCCTTTTACAACAATACCTTTCAAAAATGTCATTACATATTTTACCTGCTCTGCCACATCTTTCCTCAAAAACATGCCTATTGCTTTCAGGGCAGAAAATACATTATAGTCTGACGGGGTCTTGTTATCCGTTGTTTTGATAATGTCGATAACTTCCTGCTCTTGCTTTTGAGATAATACATACTGCAAATTATTCAGCCGGTTATCCACAGACGACTTCCATCCGGTACCAACCTCATCCGAACAGGTGATCGTAGCCTGGCACAGATCATTCAACTTGCGTTGCACCTTGATGATACGTGTATCCTTGTATCCTCCGGTGCTGCCGAAATACTGTTCTGACAGTAAACGCACATTCCACCCTATGCGGAGTGGTGTGCCGTTCTTCTCGATATAATTCCGGTCGGTGGTTCCGGTGTATTTATTCGGATCGAAGCTGTAGGTTGCCAGATAATCATCCACTGCTTGCTTGTATTCCTGTTCTGCCGCAGTGATGTATTCCTGCGGCATGGCGAAGTTCCAGGGAATGTACTGATCACCTGGATTCGGGACAATTACACCACCTGGGATCTGTGTTGTTTCATCCGGATATACATTGATGATTTCCCATTCTTTAGTATCCTCATGCCACGCTGCCTGGAAGGAACCGTTAGTTCCCCGACCTGCCAGTTCTCCTGTCTGGAACTGTAGCATGCAATCCAGATCCGGAATCTCGTAGTCTTTCGGATTCCAGTTCATCCCTTCATCCTTGATGTAGTACACCGTGTATTTGCGTCCGTTTTCATTCTCTTTTTCTTCAGTTCGTATGGAAGATATGGTTCCAACGTATTTCGGATAAATTGCCGAGAAAGCAGCTTCTTCTGTCTCTTCCTTAACGCCATATAAGTTTACATTTTTGTCTACATACTTGGCACGGCTGGGTAACTGCAACCGGGAATATCCGTACTTACTTGCATCGATATTTCGTGTAGATCCTAACGGAAACAGGCGGGTAAAGAATTTCACTTCGCCGTTATCTTCCTGCGAAAGGTTAGTGAGTCCTTGCATATAGCCCAGTTCCTGGCGTTCGCCATGCGAAGCTTTGCAAAGATTTATGACGAATCCGTCTGCCCACATTTCTGTTTCAAATGTGGCAGCTATACCATTGCTGGAGAAAGCAGCATCCCAACAATTCAAGTTTTTATATTCTATATTTTTGTTTTCAGCCGATATAACAGTTCCGATACTCCATACGTCTTTTCCGGCCAGACGGTTCATATTCTCTACCCATAGCTGTAGATGTTCCCGCGGACCGCCGTCATAATAGAATTCAGATGTGGTATCTCCTTCAGAAAACAGCATCAGCACATCTTCTGCATCATGTATAGGGGCGTAAAACTTAACTGAGTATTCATAGTTTTGTGTATTTTTCTGCTTGGGGCGGTACTGGCGTTTTATTTTATAACGCACACCTTCCAGGTCGATATAGTCATCCACATCCAGCGGAACGTATGCGATATGGGTGAAGGATGCAGATACACTGCACTCTCCTCCTATCTCCTCTGTGACGGTAGAAGAAGAGTTCGGACTGGCCGTCAGTCGAAGGTTGTTGGCTTTATCGTATATTTTCAGTTCCATTTTATCGTCATTTAATCTGTGTTTAATTAATTCCTAAACGGATGGCTGCGGTTCCAGAAACTTGACGGGAAACAGCACATAAAACCGGTCTCTTTCGTAGCTTTCGTACCAGTCCGGTTCTGCCGGCATGTCCTGATACACCATATTGTAAGTCCGGTAATTCTTTACATTTATCGTAAGCATTCCGGACGTAATCAGCGTCATCATGCGCTGGTATTTGTCCAGGCGGTCGGCTGCAGAGCTTCCACGAAGCCAGAACTGCAAGGTACGTTCGATGCTGCCCAGCTTCACGTTTGGGTTCTGAGGAAGCTCTACCCCGTTCCGTTCCCGGAAGTCTACGGTAGTAATATCCTTTGCCTTGGGCATGCGAAGCAAGGCATCCATGTTCACGTGTCCACCTTCTTCAGTCTCGCCCAGGAAGGCACCGTATTCCGTCCATACGTCTGTTCCGTTTATTGTAAGGTATCCTGTAAGGTCCATTTCTTTCAATTGATAATTAATAATTGACAATTGATAATTATTTAAGCTGTATTCCGTTCATTTTCATATCACTCAATATCTCGTGTATCTCCACCAGATGTGCCGTGTGTCCGGCTATGGTGGCCAGCGCCTGGCTGTCCTGCTTCTGTGTGTTTCGGATTTCCTGTACAAACTTGTCAATATTCGCCAGATGTGTCTGCATGTTACGCCCTATGCCCTCGAAGGTGGATATGCTTTCCTGGCTCATTGTTGTAAGTGCACCACTGCCGGGCGACTGGCTGCTTCCCGATCCGGATGCAGACCATCCGAAAGTATTCATCAGCTCTTCCCGGTCTTTTATCATCTGATCCACCATTGCCTGATTCTGTTCCCTCAGATTATCCACTTCATCTCTGGTCAGTCCGTCTTCGCCTAATTTTACCCAGTTGTCGTATAAGGCTTTAATCTGGCTGTTGTATTTATTCGCAATAAGTGAACGGAAGAAGGCATTCTGGAGATTCTTTTCCAGATTGTCTGCCAGGTCTTCGTTGGTAGATTCCAGATCAGATATAAGGTCAAAGTATCCATCCTTAAACGCATCAAATCCGATTCCGGTAATGGCTTCCTGTTCCTTTGAGGCTATTTCTTCCAGTTGATCCGCGTAAGAACCGATATTTTGTATGTAATCGATGAATTCAGAATTTACATCCGTCAGTACGGAAACAAACTTCTCATCCTGAAGCACATTCCCGATGATACCTGCATCCAGCCCCAGTACATCACCCAGACTTCCGACCTGCTCTCCGACCAGTCCGGACAATCGCTGCCAGTCCTGTGACGACATCCGGTCATTCACCCGATATCCCAGGGAGTGGGATCCGATACTTGCACCGCTACCCGCCAGCATATTGGCCAGCTGCCTCTGCCGTTCAATCTGCACGTTTACCAGTTTTTTTGCTTCCTCTGCTGCCTTCTGCGCTTCTGCTCCGTAGTTGATGTCGATGTATTCCTGCTTCTTTGAAATAAGATCATCCCATATATCAATCAGCCCTTCATACTTTGATTTCAGATTTTCATATCCGGAATAATCTGCACCGCCGAAGCCAAACAGTCCGGCTATAGTATTCCCGACTCCAGTCAGAATCTTAATTGATCCAGTAATGGCACTGAATGGTTTGGTAATGTCGATACTTTCCAGTCCATTCATTACCTGACTGACTCCGTTCAATGTTTCACTGGCTGCTTCCGGAACTTTTACGCCAAGGTTACCCAGCATGTCTACGATATCATTTCCGGCATCAACAATGGCCATTCCTTTCTGTCCGATAGAATTGGCCGCTTCTGTCAGATTCTTCTGGGCACTGTATCGTTTATCCTGAGCAGCACGAAGTCTTTCCTCCGCTTCGGCCTGTGTAACCAGCTTGCGGGTAAGGGTTCCTGTTGCTTCGTCATATTCTTCCACGATGACACTTCCACCCATCTGAGCCTGTTGCAGCAGGTTCTGAGCAGTACGTACCTCTTCCATGGCGGACTTGTAGTCCTCGTATCCCTTCTTCATTGCCTCGAACGGGGAACGGTCGGCCAGCTCGGAGTCTATCTCTTTGAAAGCATCCATTACCTCCTTGAAGGATTCCGGACTGATGTCATCACCGATTCCTTCCAGGTATTCCTTCAGCTTCTTGCGAAGGCTTTCCAGCGTATCGGTCGACACACGGTCCAGGTCACCGAAAATCTTGTCCCAGTCCATCCCTTTCTTCATTTCCTCAAAGTCCAGGCTGGCCAGCTTGTCGTCACGTTCACGAGTCAATACGTCAGCTTCACCTTCTGTTTCCGCAGCGGCAATCTTCCGCGCGTAATCCATTGCGATGGCCAGACGCTTCTCCTGATACGTTCCGTATTGTTTATTGTAGTCGATAAGGCTCTGCGTGGCCTTGTCGCGGTATTCCTGCTCAATCTGATAGATCTGTTCATTATACACCTGTTCTGCCAGCACACGGTTGTTTTTAGCCGATTCCTTTACGGCATCATATTGGCTCTGCGGAATGTTGTCACCCTGCTTGCGTGCCTGATCCATCTTTGCCAGTGTATCCCGTTCCTGCTTGTCGATGTCGGCAATACTGTCATCATATTCCTGCTTTGCCAGTGCCATGCGCTTGGCAATACCTTCCTGCATAATCTGGATGCGGAGTTTTTCCGTAGTCTGCTGTGCACGAATACGTGCATCGGCAAGCTGGGAGGCGTAGTCGGTCTTTTCGGAACCTGTACCGGTTTCGCCACCTCCTCCGTTTGATTCAAAAAGAAGGTCTTCTATGTTTACCTGATCAGCCAGACTCTTATTGAATTTGGTCAAATCATAAATCTTCCTTCTCCATTCGGTAATCTTTTCCTCGCTCTCTTTAAACTTTCGGTCATAATTACGGTTGGTTGCATCGATCACATCGTTACTAACAGGAAAAAATGTTTGTTTTTGTCCTTCTTTCAGCTTACCTACAGCCTCAGTTCTTTTAATTTCGTTCAGTTCCTGCTTCTTGTATTCTTCCGTTATTTTTGTTTCCAGATCAAGGATCTCCTTGCTGTTTTTTATCAATGTTTCTTTGGCTGCCTGCGCTTTTGCTGAAGCCATAATAGCCGTAGCCAGTTCGTTATATTTGTCAGCAGCCTTTCCCACTAAGATCTCTTCATCCGAAAGATTCTTAAAGTATTGAGGATATTCTTTTTTCAGTTCCTTTACAGCTGAAATACGTTCATTCATACCTTTGGAACTGTCTACTGCAGCCTTATATAGTAAATTGAGCTGTACTGTTTCATTCTGTGCAGTCTGCTGAGACTCAAGCATGGCCTTTTTATAGTTTTCCAGAGCCTCTCTGTTGTTGTCAATAGCTTTTTTCCCGTTGATAAGCTCTTTTACCCAGCTTGCAATATCCTTTCCGAACACAATACCCAGCGAAATGGCTGCTACCAATGCAGTCTGCCAAGAAAATACAGCACTTGCAAGCTGTTTCCATACTGGTACACCTTTATTACCCAATAGTTCGTTCTGCTTGCGCACATCGGCAATGGCATCCGCCAGCATAGGAAGGTTGTTTGAGATAGCGAGGATAAACATCTGCGGCCCCATGGCCAAAGATGGCAGCTCTCTTGCTACCTGGCTGAACTGCATCTTCAGGTTGTTTGTCTTACGGGTAACGGCTTCGGTGTCGATGTCAATGGCCTGCGTTTTTGCGGTTTCTTCTTTCGTCTTTTTCAAGCTTTTCAGTCCAGCTTCCAGTCCGCGTACTTGTCCGGTAAGAGCCTGAATGTTGGCGGTCTCCTGTGTGTAACTTATACCCGCAGCCTTGTTGACCTCCAACTGGTGTTTCTGTTCGGCAATTACCTGTTTTAATGCAGATATCAGTTGCAGAGTCTGATTTTCCACATCATCCACATTCTTACCCACGCTCTGTAGTCCGGCTTTGGTAAGGTCTTTCATGAATATTTCAAGCTGTACAGGTACTGCCATATCCTTAATCTTTTACTGCGTATTTTGTGAAGAACTCCATCGGGTTCATTCCCTTTGTCGTGTTCGTGTTATCTGTCTGTTTGTGACTGTTTCTTTGTTTCTCCCGTTCTTCCATTTCACGGATCTGTTGCATCATATCCGGCTTCTGCGGAGGAACCCAATGCGGCATGTCTGCCATCATCATTTGCAGGGTTACTACATTCACTTTGTCCAGAATGTAGTCAATGCTCCAGCCTGTTTCCGTGGCCAGCTGACCTACTACGCCGAAAAGGCTATGCGAAGGTTCTGTATGTCCCTTCTTTAACTCCTCGTTTCGTTTTCGCTCTCGTTCCGGCTCGCTAAGGGCTGCATCTTGTTCAGTGCTGCTGCCGATGCGATAATAATCCCGAAAGACGTGGTAGATGTACTGTTCAGTATTTGTCGCCAGGCGGATGAAAGTTCGTCGGGTGTCATCAGTTCCCGAAGCATCCATGCCACCGGGCGGTTTAGTAACCTTCCCAGTACCGGGCCTCGAATAATTCCGTATGCCACCATCCGGCTGATATCCTTTCCATGCAGGAAGACAAACCGGATACGCTGGTCCAGGTCGTATGCATCATATTCTTCAGGAGTCACCCCGATTCGGAGATAACGCTTGCTGATACGGATCAGGCTGCGTGTGGTAGGTGTCTTCATCGTGATGCGGAACGGACGTTTCCGCAGTATCGTATGAAGCGGCAGGCTGATTCCCCCGTCACTGAGGGAGATGCCTGCCAGCAGTTCTATATCCTGTGCCTTCATACTTATCCTGCTGCGTCTGCGGTTGAGTCTGCGGTATCAGGTGTCACTCCGGGAGGATAGATACGGTAACGTCTTTCCTTGCCGTCGGTTGGTTTCAGCATATCCACACGGATACCCATTGCCAGCACATTCTGCATGTTGATACCATTCTGCCATCCGTTACGGCTCAATCGGGAGTTAAATACACGGAAACTGTGGCCTGAATGCATAGTGATAGTCAATACGCCATTGGCTACCATCTTTGTCGGTGGTGTATAAGAGCCGTCAGCTTCTTTCTTTCCACCGAACACATTCACCATGTTTTCCGCATTCAACTGGATAAGGTTCATTGTGAACGCATCGCTTCCCGGATTGGTCATAATGCTGTCTACCGGTCCGTCTGTTACCTGTGCGGCATTCACATCCATAAAGGTAGGCGCATTTCCTGCCGGCTGCATTCCGTTTTCATCCAGCCAGCCCAACGTCTTTTCCCCGCCTTCCGATGTCTTGAACTTTACGGCGGCCACACCATACATCAGTCCGTTGCTTGTATCTGCCATAATCTTGTCGTTTTTAATGTTTGCTTAAATAATATTTAATCAGTTGCCAGATAAGGAAAATCCCCAGCAGGGTCAGGGCTGTTCCTGTCAGCCATCCCTGCACTCCAGGGCGTGTTTCCTTCAATTCCTCCAGTTGACTTTCCGCTTCATCACGGATACGGTTTGAAGTGGTTTTCTCTTCCTGGATTACCTTGCGTTCTTCACCTTCATGCTGCGCTGTGATGTTCACACCACCTTTTCCGTCACTCTCCGCACGGAGAGACAAACGGCCATCGTGCGCAGTGAGGCCGACGCCTTCAGGCAATGTAGGAAGAAGCAGGAGGCGGTCGGCATCCAGTGCCAGACTCGTCTGTGTCATCGGGACCGGCTCGTAAGCAGTCACCTTCGTTGCGGTCTGCGTCAGACTGTCCTTTCGGACGGCTGTCCGGTTCTCCTGTAAACTGCTTGTACTTTTGCAGCTCTGGACGGAGAGGACAACTGCCCCAATAACGGCACACAGCAGCCCGGCGCGTAATGCGTTCCAATTTAAATATGCGTTCATCCTGTCTGATGGTTAAGTTCTGTAATTCGTCAATTTTATGCTGAAGGCCGATCATCGTTTTACCGTTCGCTTCGTACATGGTCTGGAAATATGACTCCACGTCCTTTTGCGATGCTGCCTTGTTTTTCCGGCGTGTCCGCCATAGCTCAATCAGGGCCAACAGCCCTCCGCCAGCGAACAGCCATTGTATAATTTCCCTGATTGTATCGCTCATGGCCGGTTTGTCTTTAAAGTTTCAGTGTCTGTTTCCGGTTATTCCTGTCGCGCTTGTAAGACACATGCACCCAGGAATAATTCTTTTCATCAATCAGCTGGTCGAAAGGCAGATTCTCACGGATGTACTCAAAGAGTTTCCGGTTCTCTTCCCTGCTTCCTGCCGTAATGTCGGCAGCCTCCCCTTTCAGATGCTGGCTGCTTGCCTTACCTCCTACCAGCCGGTTCAGTTGCGGACAACGGTACCCGGAGTTGACGGCAATCGGTTTCCCGTACCATTCGCGGAGCGGGTCAAGCACGTTGTCGGCCAGGGCTTTCAGATTACCCGCCTCCTGAAGAGGCGGTGTATTCTTGATTCCATGAGCGTCGGCGGTGGTGCTGGCACAAAGTTCACCCATTGTAAAGTGTTTCATCTTTCAGTCCTCCTTATGCTTCAAGTTCCTCACCGGCTGCAGGGTCTTCCTGCAACTTTTCTTCCAGTCCGTTTACACCTTTTGCTCCTCCTTCAGACAGGACCATGGCCATTTTGGCGGCTTCAGCTTCACGGCGTACGGTAGCCCAGTTCTTGTCTGCTTCCACTTCCTGATCGGAAGTCTGTTCGGTCGTTCCGTCATAACTGTAGATGGCACCGAGAGCTTCCATTTTCTTCGGCAGTACGATGTAGTAGTGACGGAAGTTCACTTCGTTCTGCTGGTAGTCCGGGTTGGTCTGTGCGTCGCGGTAATACATCTTGGTGCTACCCTGTGCACGGAACACACGCTTGGTGTAGAAGCAGAAGGATGCCTGATGGTCAGTGCCCGAAGGCGAGTTCTTGAATGGAACCTTGGTTCCTTCCTTGGTAAAGTACGGACAGTTCTCAAATTCATATACTTCGAAGCCGTACATGTTGGCAATCTTTCCGGTTGTGTAGTTGTAATACTGGTCGCGGAACTTCTGGTCGTCTTCCAGCAGGTCGTTCACATGATCCGAGCAGAGTACCAGACGACGGCCTGCTGCCGGAATCTGCAAGTCATCCAGCTTGCGTTTCAGCGCGATAATATCCTTTCGGGTACATTTCTTTCGTCCGTTGTCATCTTCACCGGAAGTTGGCACAACCGGAGTCTTGGCCGTATTGCTGTTCGGAGCCAGCGCGTGAGCCGCTTTCTTGAATTTGGCGATAGTGATGGCATCACCATGACGCTCGATCACACTACCCATCTTGTCGTATGAGATGGCAAAAAGCTGGTCGTCCGATACGGCAGTTTTCTTGGTCTGGAACTTGTCAAGGCCCAGTGCAATATCCCCGTCCTCCAGTTCCTGTGTGGCAATGGGATACGTCGTGTTGTTGATCAGCACGTCCGGATCACCGCCCACATCCACCAGATGCACCACTTCGTTGTTCACCGCTGCCGAATAATCGGACACGCCGTCAAGGAATGAGGCGGTCATGCCTCCGCGAAGCTGCTTCACCAGCTCGCCCGTCCACACTTCGGTATAGACACCTTCCAGGGCGGCACCTTTCGGAAGGAACTTGCCCAGTGCTATCGGAAGCACTACGCCCACAATCAGTCCCCAGAATCCTGCATTCGGTACTCCAAGCAGAAAGAGGATAATGATACTCATCAACACATTCACCAGTGTGCCGGTTACGAATTTTACGATTTCTTTTCTCATGTTCGTGTTTTAATTTGTGTTCAACAATCAGTTAAGTTCGGGGCAGTCCACACCGTATTCTGCCTTGTACAGTCTGCGATACTGTTGCGGATCGTCCTTTCGCATCAGCTTCAGTTCCTCTGCCGGAACTTCACTCAGTTTCTTCCAGTCGCCGGTTGCCGTTTGCGAGGTAGCGCGGTTCAATACCATCGACGGCTTTACTGTGCCGTGCATGGCTTCGAAGGTCAGTTTCAGGCTTTCCTGGCCTACCTTCTTCCCCAGATCGATAAAGTGAGCTTTCTTCCCGGCTTCAATCTTTCCGGAAGTTACGGCTTCTTCTACCAGCTGGGTAATGCCCGACAGACGCAAGGTCTCCAGTTCCTTTTCCAGTTTTTCCTTTTCGGTACGCAGCGTCGCGTTGGCCGTCTGGTAACCGAGCAACACATTAATCTGTTTCTGCACTTCCTGCAGTGTGGCGGTGTCCGCCAGCCCCAGCATCAGGGCGATGGTTTTCAGTTGTTCGTTCATTGTCTGTAATGTTTGGTTTTCATTTAGGGTTTTCCTTAATAGCGGCAGGTCGCATCCGCCTCCTGCATTCAGCCTGAGTTCCCGCCCCTCGTAAGAGAGCCGGATGTTGTCGTCATTTCCGCCGATGTCCACCATGCTGTATTCCATCAGCTTGCAGCGGGTCACGGTAGGACGGGTTTGTCCGGGTTTCAGCAAGGCAGCATCTTCGCTTGTTTCAAGTATCTCGAAGTTGGGCGAACCCATACGTAGCGTGCCCTTTTCCCATTGCTGCTTTGCCAGACGCGATTCTTCGCGTACCTCATCAAACCAGGGTTCGCCGGTCACTTCTCCATCCGCTACGCGTATGTCCTTGATCATTCCTATTACCACGCCCCGCTGGTGCATCCAGAGCAGTACGGGATTCCGGTTAAACTGCGTCAGGTCGATGCCTTCGGTACGGATCCACGTGCCGTAGCAGTTCAGCGTTTCGTTCGATATTCTGATTCGTTTTGCCATTTTTCCGTTCGTTTGACGCAAACTTACTCTGCCTTTCCCGTCCGGGCAAAAAAGTGTGTAACGGTTGCAAGGAAGTGCGTAACCTGTGCACTGTTTTCTGTAACGCTTGCACTTCTTTTTTCCCTAAGCCCAAAAATGGATGAACTTTGCCTTAAACGAATATTAAACACAAGGTAAAACATGGCTAAAAACGACACAAAACAGGAGCTGGCTCGGGTGCTCTACATGAGCGGACTTTCACAGGAAGAGATTCTTCAGAAAGTGGAAGTGAGCCGTCAGACGCTTAGCCGGTGGATCAATACTCTCGGCTGGAAAGAGATGAAGGCGGCACGCAACATTACCCGTCCGGAACTGGTGAACAAGCTGCTGTCTTCCATCAACTCCCTGCTTGACAAGGCGAACGAGCCGGGGAATGAGGATATGCTGGCCAGTCTGGGCGACAAGCTGATCAAGACGGCCACCGCCATCGAGAAGCTGGAGAAGAAGGCCAGCGTGGTAGACCGTATCGACACAATGATCGATTTTGAAAACTGGCTGGCGGCGAACCGTGAGAAGTATCCCCAGCTGACCAACGAACTGTTCCAGCTCGTAAACCAGCTGCACAACGATTACCTGAATGAACTCTTCGCCCAGAAAGGAGGCTAAGCATGACGGAACAGGAAAAGAAAGAAGCTCTTAAACGATGGCAGGAACACTGCAAGCGGGTGGAACGGATGACCTCGCAGGAACGGGTGGAAACCGAAGCGGAACGCAAGCGGAACATCGCCCGTGCCCTGAGAGATTACGACTGTTTCTGCCAGCGCTACCTTTCGCATTATTGCCAGTGTCCGAATGCGAAATTCCATAACGAAGCTGCACGCTACATCGCCGCTCATCCCGAGCTGCGTCTAGTCTGCAAGTGGCCACGCGGTCATGCCAAGTCGGTACACTTGGACATCGGCATCCCGCTCTGGCTGAAGTTCCGGGATGAGCTGCATGTCATGGTACTGGTAGGCAAAAGTGAAGACAGTGCCGACGGCCTGCTGGGAGATTTGCAGGCAGAACTGCAGTACAACCAGTACATCATCCGGGACTTTGGCGAACAGTACAACAGCGGCATGTGGCAGGAAGGCGAATTTGTTACACGTGATCAGTGTGCCTTTTTCTCACGTGGCCGTGGACAATCTCCCCGTGGCTTGCGTTTCCGTGAAATGCGTCCGGACTACATCGTGGTGGATGACTTGGACGATGATGAAATGTGCCGCAGTGAAGCCCGTGTACGCGAGATGACCAACTGGATAAAGGAAGCCCTTTTCGGTTGCTTCGGAGGCAAGGACGGGCGTTTCATCATGGTGGGAAACCTGATTTCCAAAAACTCCGTATTGCAGAAAATCATCGACACCCCTACTGTAAAAACCATCGAAGTGAACGCTATTGACCGCAACGGGAATCCTGCCTGGCCGGAGTTCTACACCATCGAGAAACTGCGCGACCGTGAACAGTTCATGGGCTACCGCTCGTTTCAGAAGGAATACATGAACAACCCTATCACCGAGGGAGCCGTGTTTCAGGAACGGTGGATACGCTGGCGGCCGATGCTGAAACTGAAATACTACGAGCAGATAGTGCTCTACATCGACCCTTCGTGGAAATCATCCGGAAAAAACGACTACAAGGCTGCCGCCATGATAGGCCGCCCCAGGCGCGGACTGAAAACCGCCTCCCACCGGGAACTGCATCTGCTGCGTGCCTTCTGCCGCCAGTGCAGCGTAGGCGAAATGGTGCGTTGGCTCTACGATGTCTACGAGTCACTGCCTGAGGATGCGGCGGTCAGTATCTACATGGAAGCCAACTTCATGCAGGACACCATTCTCGATGAATTCCAGCGCGAAGGTGACGCACGGGGCTACCAGCTTCCCATCATGCCCGACAAGCGGAAGAAACCCGACAAGTTCGCCCGTGTGGAGGCTATTAGCCCACTGTGGGAACGTGGTTACTTCTTTTATAACGAAAAACTGAAAGAAGACCCCGACATGCGGGCCGGAATCGACCAAACACTGGCTTTCGAACAGGGAAGCCGGGCACACGATGACTTCCCCGATGCCAGTGAGGGGGCAATTTATAAATTACAGAAACAAACCCGTGAGGCTTCGTTCACTCCCCGACTGGGTGTAAGGCAGCCTCCTAAAAACTCATGGTAATTATGTTTATCACCGAACAAGACTACATACAGGTCAGCGCCGACGCGCTGAGAATCATTCAGCAGGCCACGGACGACAACCGTCTGCTGGCCGAACGCCGTGCCATGGACCGGATAGCCAGCTACCTGGACGGACGCTATGACATGCAGGCAGCCTTCACCGCCGAAGGCGAAGCAAGAAACCTCGACCTCGTGGGACTGGTGGCCGACCTGGCACTCTACTTCATGGTGCTCAGTCTGCCGCAGAAGATGGGATATGAAATCCGGAAGGAACAGTTTGAAAACGCTGTCGCATATCTGGAGAAGGTACAGGCTGGAAAGGCGGTCATGAACCTTCCCGAACTGCAACCCACGGGCGAAGAAGGAGAACAAACCGGCGCCGGTATACGCTACGGCTCCGACAAACGTAACAATTATATCTGGTAACTACTATGGCAAAGAAACCGAAAATAGAATATCTCAACCGGATGAATGCTGCCGAAAGACGGCGCATCAAGGAAATGAGCGTCAAGCTCCAGCTGCTTACCGAAGCACTGACACGGCGTGATCTGGCCGACTGGCGGCGTGCATGGCAGATGGCTATCAACGTAGACAACCCAAACCGTACACGTCTGCTGAATCTTTATACTGATGTGGATGCCGACCTGCACCTGACCGGATGCGTGCAGCAGCGCATGGGATTCGTATTGAACAAGAGTTTCAAACTCTGCGACGCGAAGGGCGTGGAGAATCCTGAACTTACGGAACTGCTGGAAGCTCCCTGGTTCAAGGAGTTCCTGCGGCTGGCACTGGAAAGCAATTACTACGGCCATTCACTCATCGAACTGGGCGATGTGGTGGAAGTGGACGGACGGATGGCCTACAACCGGGTCAGCCTGATTCCACGTACCCACGTCATTCCTGAATACGGTGTCATCATCACCCACGAGAACGACACCTGGCAGGTGGGCTATGACTACCGGAACAGTGAAATGACCGACTGGTGCATCGAGGCAGGCGGTACGCATGATCTGGGCCTGTATCTGAAATGCGCCCAGCAGACGATCCCGAAAAAGAACATGTGCTCGTTCTGGGACATGTTCGGAGAAATATTCGGTATGCCGCTGCGAGTGGCTACTACCACCAGCCGCGACCCGAAGGAATACGACCGCATTGAGCGCATGCTGCGCGACATGGGAGCAGCCGCTTACGGCCTGTTCCCCGAAGGTACTACCGTCGATCTGAAAGAAAGCACCCGTGCCGATGCGTTCAATGTGTACGACAAGCGTATCGACCGCTGCAACTCGGAAATATCGAAAGGAATTCTTACAGTAACCATGACTATGGAAGACGGTGCCAGCCTTTCGCAGAGCGAGGTGCATCGCAAGATGCTGGAAAACCTGATTCAGAAGGATGCCGACCTTATCCGTGACCTGGTGAACTGGCAACTCATCCCCCGCATGATCCGTCACGGATTCCCGCTGAAAGGCTTCCGCTTCGCGTGGGATGAATCGGTAGACTATACCCCTGAACAGCAGGTAGCCTACGAGCGTCTGCTGCTGGAACACTACGAAGTAGAGCCGAAATATTTTATCGACAAATACAACATCCCATTGAAACGGAAGAAGGACACATCCTCCGTAGCGGTTCCGGAAGTCAGGAAAACGGCACAACAAAAATCAGGAAAGGAAGAGCAGAAGCTGGTATTACCGGAAGGAGAACACCCTTTTTTCGACTAAGCCCCGACGATTATAAGGGGCTGCATCAGCGGTACGCCGACATCCTGAAACTGGCGGCGGAAGAAGATGAAACACCGGAAGAAGCGGAGGAAACCATGGAGTTTCCCACCCTGGAAGCCGGATGGATGCTGCTCATGGGATGGCTTTATCAGCAGACGGAAATCTCGCCTGAAAGCCTGACCGCCGAAGAGGTGCAGCGTTTCATCCGCACCCATACCGATGTGCTGGACGGAGCGGTAGACACCGCCCTGAAGGAAGTGCCTCTGGATGACATATCGGTGCAACGACTGAAGGAATCGAACTACGTGTTCAGCGGTATCAAGACCTTCCACGAACTGAACGAGACTTTCCCCTCCCTGCTGGATGAAGAAGGAAACCGCAAGCCGTTTAATCAGTTCCTAAATGATGTTCAAAAGGTATATGACACCTACAACGTGCAGTATCTGCGAACAGAATACAACTTCGCCCAGGCATCCGCGCTGATGGCGGCACGATGGAAGAAATTCGAGCAGGATGGCGACCGATATAACCTCCAGTACCGGACCATGTACGATAAGCGGGTACGACGTACCCATCGGATGCTGCATAACATCACCCTGCCCATCGAAAGTCCGTTCTGGGACAAATATTTCCCGCCCAACGGTTGGAATTGCCGCTGTACCGTGGTGCAGGTACGCAAGGACAAATACCCCGTGAGCAACGAGCAGGAAGCCATGAACCTGGGCAGTCAGGCTACCGCCGGAAAGTATCAGGAAATGTTCATGTTCAATCCCGGCAAACGAATGACGACCTTCCCGGCATACAATGGCTACACCCTGCGCAAATGCAACCGGTGCGAAGTACGCCCTGACAAGATGAAGCTGGCTGCCGACATTCCGGACAATGAGGTATGCCGGGCGTGCAGGCTGCTTCAGGAAATGCGTGCCGGAAAAGAAAGGTTACAGGAACAGCGTAAGGCTGTCCGTCAGTGGGCCAAAGAGAATTTAGTCGGAAAAACCGTACTGGTTCAGGGAATACAGAATCCGGTGGAATTCACCTCAAACGGTATCAAGGAAGCATTGAACCAGCCTCACAAATTTGTAAGGGCAAAGAATGAAGCAGTCTATAATCTGATCAATCTGCTGAAAGATGCCAAGTTTGTTTTGGAACGTCCGGATGAAAAGGGGAATCCCATGGTGATGAAATATCATTACCTGCGCATCCGCATAGCTGATGAGGATTCATTTGCCGTAATCCGGGAACTGGTGGACGGAAGATGCCAGTTTTATTCCATCGTGGAGAAGCTGAAAAAAAGAAAAGAGAGCGACTGAAGCCTTTAGTGAAGGATCTGCAATCCAACCCAGTACTTCGCGTCACTCTCTCTTCTGCAAAGATACGATTAATTCATTAAAAAACAATGCGTAATGGCTGAAAAATCAAATCAGATAACCCGTGAACTCCAGCAGCGGGTAAACCAGCTGATAAAAGAAACACTGAAGGACATACGGACGGAAGCTTTGGATGAATTCGACCGGAACTTTGAGCGGGAAGCCTTCTTCAATGAAAAGTGGGCACGCCGCAAATTTAACGATGACAGGAGCCGGGGACTACTTGTCCAGACCGGAAACCTGCGCCGAAGTATCACGGGACGCATTACCAGCCGCGACAGCGTGGTGATAGAAAGCACCGAACCGTATGCGCAGATACACAACGAAGGAGGAACCATCACTGTAACACGGAGGATGAAGAAATATTTCTGGTGGAAGTATATTACCATTACAGGCAGCAAGCGGATGAAAGCCGGAATACCAATTACTTATTCCGAACGTTTCAGCCGAAAAAAGGACGGAACCCTCCGGAATACGAAACGGAACCGTGCCCTTACAGAGGAAGCCGAATTTTACCGGAGAATGGCTATGAAAAAAACCGGAAGCAAAATCACCATTCCCAAACGCCAGTTCATCGGGAACCATCCCGACCTGGAAAAACTGCTGAAAGAAATCTTTTACAATAACGCTAAAAACTTTGACACACTATGAGACGTATGCTTTATCTCGGCCTGACCGAAGCTTTGAAAGAACTGAAAGACGACGGCGGACAGCCGCTGATCCGGCACATTGACCTGTGGAACGAGCAAGTGGAGTTTATCGAACAGGAAGAGCCGTTTGACACCCCGGCGGTGTTTATCGAATTCCGGCCAGTGCAGTGGCGCACGCTGGGAGGAACCACCCAGCAGGCAGACGTTCCGTTCCGGTTGCATGTGGTCACCAAATGGCAAGGAAGCGCAAGGGATGGAAGCGTGTTTCAGGAAGAATCGCTGGAACGCTTTGATCTGTTGGACAAGATTGACGCGCACCTGTTCAACTTCTTCCTGTCTGTCCGAAATGAATCTGTCTGTATGACCCACCGAACGGGCAGCAGCACCAACCACAACCACGAGGAACTGGTGGAAGACATCAGCGATTTCACCTGCCAGGCCACACAGACCTTTTAACCGAAAAGCGTCAGCTGCCGTTCCGCCTGGGCGATGCGCTCCGTTACGCGCGGATCGGCGCTAGCGTTGATGATATTGTAGAAAGTCTTTTCACAGATGCGGTATTTCGGCCAGATGTAACGACGAAGGATTTCCCGGTTGGACAGTCCGCTCCGTGCATGCTCATCATAAATGCGCACAATGTCCTGCACGCGGAAGGCATAACTCATTCCCACTATTTTCTGACGGTTACCTTTCATTCTTTTAAGCCTTTATCCTTTCCGCAAAGATACAAAAAACCGCACAAAAATCAACACTTTATGCCTTGAATCACCTCTTCCGGTACTTTGGACGACAGGACTGCCGCTGCCTGCCGTAATTTTACAGCGTCATGACAGAAACAACTGATTTATCAACCCTCAAAAACATTACTGACTATGGCTATCAATTACAGCATTGCACAGATGAAAAACCCCAATGACAAGGGGGCACCGGCAAAGTATTATGCGAAGGCACAGGCATCCGGAAGCGTTGACATCAACGAACTGGCCGAAGAAATCTCGTACTCCACTACCCTTACCGACGGAGACGTGCTGAACGTGATCCGTGCCCTGGTGAAACAGATCAACAAGCATATTTCCAAGGGTGAAATTGTGAAACTGGAAAATCTGGGCAGCTTCCAGGCGCAAATCTCCAGCGATGGCGCAGAAGCTGAAGAAGAATTCAGCACCGCCAACATCCGGAAGGTATCGCTTCAGTTCCGTCCCGGTATCGGTCTTCGCGGTCAGCTCAGCCTTGACAACCTGACGTTTCACAAAGTGAAGCCGCTGAATGCTCCGGCTGCGGAAGAGGAAGAAGGCGGTCTGGGAGCCTGATCACCGACTACCTGGCAGTGACTGCGACATTACTGCCAGGTAGTGATCCAACTACCCTGCGGTAATTAATACGTGAGTTCGGGATAAGAAAGAATCTTTAAAAGTTGGTAATCACTGAATTATTTTGTATATTTAAGTCTGACAAACAATTAAT